AGGTGTCGGTCATTCTGGTTTCCTTTTGCGCCGCAAGGTAGTCGTTTGGAAACATGCTCTTGCCGTAGCTGGTCATTCTGGTTTCCTTTCCAGTGCATCCGCGATCCGCTCTGCTGCCGTGACAAAGCGATCAAGCATTTCGTGGAACTCGCGTTCCAGATGTTCGCGCTCTGTCATTTCAAAGTTTGCTGCAGCCCGCCTATGAGCGCGCTCGGCTTTGCGGGCTTCGTATTGCTGCTTCGGCGTCATTCTGGTTTCCTTTTCAGTGCGCGCTCGGTCTTGCGAGCATACAGGCGCAACCCTTCGATGCAGTCCTTTGCATCCAACAGCATGAAATACATATCGTTGTCGGGGTTTGAGCGGCCTCCGTACATCGGACTTCCGAGGACTTTCATCCAGCGTTCAAGGCGATCTATTACGAGCGTTTCTGCTTGGGGGGTCATTCTGGTTTCCTCACATCGTTGTTTCTGATAGGTCAGTGCACTTGATTATGTGCTTGCGAATTTCTTCCATCTCGTTCTCAGAACGCTGGATCAAATCCCTCAGCTCATCATTCAGCACCACATATTGCAGCCAGCCATTCACCTTCACCCGCTTTGGGTAAGCCGTCAGCCCAGCATCGGTCATCGCCTTGCGCAGCTCGTAGTCCGAGTCATACACCCGACCCTGCACCGAATGCCGGCACCAGAGCAGCACGTCTTTCATCAGCAGAGCTGCCGGCTTGCCTAGGTCTTTCATCAGCTCAGCAATCGCCACTGCCGCGCTCTGGGCCTCAGACCTTGAACCTTCGATCATCTCACGCTTGCGCTCAGTCATCGGCGCTCGCTCACTGGGCTCAACGTAATCACCATACGTCTCTGCCCAATGCTTGATTATCGAAAGACCACCGTTGGCCAGCCACCGACGAAATTCCTCGAACTTCTTCTTGGGCCATGGTACTTCTGTCACCTCGGGATAGAACCACCGACGATCGTCGTTCTCCATCTTGAGAGCGCGCATTGAGTTGGAGCTAGCCAACACGTGGCACCAGTTCTCAATCACGTATTGCCGCATGTACTTCTGGTTGACTGTTATGTCCTTGTCTGTGATCACACTCTTGAGTGCATGGTATGCCTTCCACGAGCTGCCTGAATAGATCTCGCTCACGATTGCCAGCCGCTTGTTCGCCACCCAATCATTGAACGCGGCTGTGACATCGCCTTCGCCCGGAAAGCCCACATTATTGATCCCAACCAACGGCGCAAGGATCTGCGCACCAAGCGTTGTCTTGCCTACGCCTTGCCGTTCACTGATAAGCAGCATGCCGTAGCCCATACGTGTTCCAGGGCGAGCGATCAGCGTGGCGACCCACCTTTCTGCCTCCTTGCGTTCATCCGCGTTGACGAACATGTATTCAAGAAACTCGATGAACGGTCGAGGATCGCCGACCGCCGAACGAATGGTCGTCGGAACGTGAAGGTTGATCGCAGAGCTGCCACGGTACGTCACCATCAGCCCTTCATGGTCCGGCCGATAGCAAACCCGAGTCGATCGACCCTTGTACGCCTTCAGGATCAGCTTTGACGTTTCCTGAACATGGCTGAACGGAGACAGCATCTTGTTCAGGATCTGCTCCGACCGAATGATGTCAGGCATCTCGGTGCAGACGAACATGTCAGCCTCCTCGATGTATGCCCACAGATCCTTGAACGAGTCCCGCAGGATGGCCTTTGGTCGCCCGGCATCCTTGTCAGCCTTCACCAGATCAGTCGCCCACGTTGCCGGGTGGAGGCAATCGCGGAAGGATGGTCCTACGTAAAAGCTTGCTCCGTCCGCAGTGCCGTAAAGGCTGGCCGGGAACTTGTCTGCCAGATCGAACGATGCCGGGAACTCATCGGTGAATTGGATCATGAAGGTCGGAATGTGCAGCTGGCGGGAGATGGCTGGCACTGCCTCCCTGCCCGGTGTGTCATTGTCAGCGACGATGTATGCCCGCTTCACACCGGAACGCTTGAGCACCGACCAATCGGTGCGGTAAGGCGAAAGCGCACCGCCGACCCACCCCACATGAACGGCTCCGGAAAGCTCCCTGCCCCAAGGATGATCGGCCAGCGCCTGCCGAGCCTCGGCCGTTTCACCGTCAACCATCCACTGTACGCGACGAGCTGCCTTTGCACCTTCATGGATGAAGACTGCGTAGGCGTCCTTGATCTTCTCGGCATTGTAGATCGGCAATGGACCATCCGGCTCACATGGCCGCCAGATGTCGTCCGACCAATAGGTGAATGGTAGGTAAGCCTTTTCACCTTTCTTGTCAACTCGCACCTGAACGAAGATGATCTGATTGTCGGTGTTGCGGAAAAGGAATAGGTCTTTCGGCTCAGCATTGCGGACAGTCTCCGGCGCACGGTCCATCTGCAAGGAGTAGAGAGGCTTGAGCTCAGGCCACTCATAGTTGCCCCAGACGTTTTGGATAGCCATCTGCTCAAGGTCGGTCGGCGCATGCTCAAGGCTTGAGCATTCAATGGCACCGGACTTGCTGAAACGAATGACGGCCAGATCCTTCCAATAGGTGCCATGGATCTCGCGCACCACTGCAGTCTTGAGTGATCGAGCCTCGGCTCCTATTCTTGTCAGGTACTCGCGTACCTGTGGTATTTCTGTCAGGCTAGAGACTTTCACTTTATCCACCCCATTCTCTGTTTTATTCTGTAAATTGGGAAGAACCACCAGCGATCAAAAAATGTCGCATCGGGTCCAAGCTCGTCTGCCAAGCTGCAATATCTGCAGCATCCGACATCGTCACAAATCTCGCAATGCCTCACCTCACCACCTGTCCGAATAGACGAAGACCGGCACATTGCCGCGAGTGAATTCCTGAACCATCTCTGGCTGGCTGAAGATCGACTTGCCATCAGGCCCAACCACCCGGATCGTCTCAGCCCTAGGCCAAGCTCCAATCAGCAAAAGAGAAATGAGCGAGAAGGCAATAAACCAGTTGAGCAATAATAGCACAGTTTGCGGTTTCATTCCATGTCTCCAATGTACCTGACTTGTTTGATCATCATCATGCGAAAGCTGGTATTGCCTTTGATTGTGCCCTTGACAGCATAGAGAGCCTTGCCCGTCTTTCCACGATCGACGATCTCCTGTCCCAGCTTGGGAAACTTCCATCGGTCTATCTTGCCGAAGATGGTGTCTGTGTCGTCGGTGAGCTGAAGGTTGAGCGATGCCGTGAGACCATCCTTGATCTCAAAGCCTCTGCGCGCAATGATGACTGCTTCGTTCTCATCACGTGGGTTGATCTTTGAGAAGGTGCAAAAGACCATGGCCTCGTAGTCATTCTGTTGGATCTGCAGATCGACGATCGGCGTCGGAGGTGTCACGATATTGCGTTCAAGAGGATCGGGCATGAGTCGGCGGAAAGCGTCTCTGATAGGCCAAATGGAATCAATGGGAGTTTTTGGATCGGCGAACAATTTCCGAACCTTGTCGGGCATCTTCTCATTCCGCGCCCGGCAGGCGATGATTGATTGCACCGTCTTCGGCCCAATGCCATAGACGTTCTGCAGCGGACCAACCAGCATCCGCTTGCCGTCACGACTTCCCACGACCCACTTGGCTGTTGAATATTCGAGGTCAACAGGGATGTACTCATAACCTTCCGCCACCATCTCTCGCAGCATCTGGATCTGCCTTGCCGGATCGTTCTCATGGCTGAGGGTTGCTGCGGCGAACTCAAACGGGTAATGCGCCTTGAGCCAGCAGCACCAATAGCTGATGATGCCGTAGGCGACTGAGTGGGACTTGTTGAACGACCAAGCACCGTATGCGCAGAGATCGTCCCAGATCTTTTCGGCAGCTGTCGGGTCAACACCCTTGGCGATTGCTCCAGCCTTCCATGGATCGCCGAACTGGTCAAAGTATTCCTTGCCGAGCGACTTGCTCATCGCCTTGCGCAGTGCGGTGACCTGCCCCCAGTCAAGATCGCCAATGTTGCGGCCAATCTCCATCACCTGCTCTTGGTATAGAACAATGCCGAGCGTGTCCTTCATGTATGGCTCGAAGATCGGCGACGGATAAGTCACCGAGTTGACACCATTGCGTCGGCGGATCCATTCATGCGCGCCACCGCTGGCCAGCGGTCCCGGCCGACCGAGCGCCGTCACTGAAACGATGTCATCAAACTTGTCCACTCGGAACCGCTTGGTGATTGACTGCAGCGCCATGCCATTGAACTGGAAGATGCCCGACCACTGCTGCTTGTTCAGCACTTCGAACGCTGCTGGGTCATCGAGCGAGATCTTCTCGAGAGCATCCTTCGGCAAACCTGCAAGCTCAAGGCAGTCTTCAAATACAGACAGCTGCGTCAGGCCCAGTGCGTCGATCTTGAGAAGGTTGTACCCTTCCTCGGCATCCTTCTTGTCACACATGGTCGCACCGGTCCGATGATCAACTGCGACATACTTGGCGATCGGCTCATTGGCGATAACGATACCAGCAGCGTGCTGAGAGTAATGGCGCGGATGGCCTTCAAAGCGTGTGACGACGATAGCATTGGGGTGATCCTCAAGCAGCCGCTTACCGGCTGGCATTGAACGGAGCGTGTCCTCAAGGGTCTGGAGCGCACGGCTGTCGCCCAAAGACCGTTCAATCAGCGACTCAGCGACAGCATCGCATTTCCATCGAGGAATTCGCAAGGCTGCACCGACCTCTTGAAGTGCAGAACGCGGCTTGAAGAGAGCCACCGTTCCCAGTCGCGCAACTCGCTCTGAACCATATCGCTGATTGATATAGTCGAACACCATATAACGTTGCTGATCGGAGAAGTCGATGTCGATGTCTGGCATGTCGTTTCGGTTAACATCGATGAACCTTTCGAAGATGAGGCCATGGGGGATTGGGTCAATGGTTGTAATGCCCAGCAGATAGCAAACCAGCGAGCCGCACGAGGAGCCACGTGCCGGTCCGACGATCATTCGGTTGCGTGCCCACACGCATATGTCAGCGACGATGTAGAAGTAGTCCTCGTAGCCTTTCAGTGCGATGAGGTCCAGCTCACGCTTCAGCCGCGCCTCATACACTGGGTCAGTCAGGTCGCAGCCCAGCTCAACTGCTTTCGCCCGGCAGAGACCCTCAAGCGTGTCTGGCCGTTCCGGGTGAGGCAGCTCTGCCTTCAATAGCTTTACGCTCGACGCGGATTGAAGGATCAAGTCGGAATTCGCCTTCGCTTCGTAAAGCTGCGCACTCAGCCATCCCTTCGCGACATGATAAGCCTGCCACTCGTCCCACCCCATGATCCATTGCGGATAAGTCTGCATCTCAGAGTTGCGACCTACCAAGACTTCATAGAAAGCCGAGTCGCCTTCCCGAACAAACTTGTTATCGCTCGTGGCGACGATCGGATGGCCTTGCCGTATGCGCTGCCGTACCATCGCCGCGTTCGACGCTGGGCTAAGGGCCACGAAGAGATTGCTCGCCGGTACCAAAGGCCATTCCATTGGCGTTCTGTGGCCGGTGACCACGTATGCGTCCTTTACAGCGGTGGCCTGTTCCAGCGTCAGCAACGGCTCGTAGCGGAATTGCTGGGTTGCAAGCTCAACCAGCCGGTTGATCGGCTCGACCGAATCCTTAGCGATGAACGTCCAATGGTCGACAGCTGGCTTCTTCTCATTGATCGAATTGGTGACGGCCAACTCAACTCCGAACACCGGCTTCAGACCTGCCTTGTCAGCTGCCTTGGCCCATCGATAAAAGCCGAACGTCGACGCACGATCGGTTATCGGCGCATGGGTGGCGCCGATCTCCTTGAGCCGGCCGATCACATCATCGATCGACCCTGCCGCTCTGCGGAACGAATAGCCTGTTCTGATCTTAAGCAAAGGAATGCTTCCTCTTTCTGCCGGCTTTCATCTTGATAGGCGTGTATGCCCGGAAGTGGTGATGCGAGCAGTACGAGCTGCCTTCCTTCTTGTGCACAGCGCAGAACTTTGCCTCTCCTTGATTCGAAATGATCCAACGGCAATCGTCCTGCTCAAGGTCTTCGAGCCTCTTGGGAGACAGCTTGCTTTCATACTCTTCCGCCGACACTGGAGCTTCCGGCAGCGGTAGGCACTTGTCAGTGAAGGTCGCTCCCCAGCCACCGGGTCCGGACTTCTTCAATCGGGCGATCTTCTTCAGAGGCCCGACCGGGTTGGTGACCTTCTTGCTTGTGCCCACTGCGATTGACTTCATCGGGCCACGAGCCTTGCGTTGGGTGGCGTTTGAGCCCGACTTCTTCTCAGTCTTTATCGTGCCCTTTGCCTTCAGCCGGTTGACAAAGCCCGCCACTGCGCTGCGAGATATTTGAAGTGTGACAGCTATCTCTGTGTAGCTCTTGTCCTCCTCCCACAGCCGATGGATCTCTGCCTTCAGCCTTTCGCTCTCTTCCTTCGGACGTTGTCTCATATCAGTTCCCTCGCCTTGAGTTCCCAAAAGCACCGAGCCATCGCCTTGACGTCAGCTTCAGCCGAGTGAGCTGAGGTGAATGCCTCGCCGAAAAGGTATTGGTGCAGGCCGGTCAGATTGAGGCGATAGCCTTTGATGTACTCGGTCGCCTCGACTGTGCAGATCCGCTCCCATGGGAATGGCGGATTGTCAGCGTCGAACCTTTTGTATTCAGCTGACAGGACCGCCATGTCATAGCTCAGGTTGTGAGCCACGATCGCGTCAGCCTCCATCAACAGCCTGCTGACAGTCTGCCGGAACATTCCGAATGGCGGCTCGTTGGCCAGATCCTCGTCCTTGATGCCAGTGATCTCTGTCACCTTCTTCTCAAGGCTGATGCCGGGATTGCACCTGAAGCCAAGGGTCTGATGCACCAGCTGAGTATCGTCCATGATCATTCCGTAGAACTCGATGATGCGCGGCTGCTGGCCGATCTCCAACAATGAGTTGGAGAACAGCGCAGTCGTCTCGGTATCAAAGAATAGGCACTTCATAGCAGCCCAGCTCCCTTGAGTGCCAAGTGAACATCGAGGTCTTCCTCTGGCACTCCGTCTGTGACTTGGTTCATGACGTGAAGACGGCTGATTTGGTCGTCTTTGTCGACACCAGCTAACCAATCGTCAGCCGCCTTGTTGCGAGCGATGTTGTCACGCTTCTCTTCGTCCAGCTCTCGCAGCATGGTCGCATAGACAGCTAGGTCAAGCAGCGAATCATCATGGCCGGTCTTGTGGAAGCTCTCGCAGTAACGAGAGATCTTTGAGACGACCTGCACCAGAATGCCCAGCCGGTTGAGATCCTCGCCAGTGCTCAGGTGAATGCCATGCGGAAAGAGCACTGCCATGACATGGCCGAAACGCTTGTAGTTATCGCCATAGATCTTGTTGCGCTCTTCGTAGGTGGCTGCGGACTCGCGCAGCATTTCAGGAACTTTTTTCATTGGTGCCTCACGAGCTAAGAGGAATGTAAAGGCAATAGCCGACCCAGCTCTCAGAGCTGCCCGGCCTGTCTGCCGTGTTGCGTTCGCAGCCATGGTATTCACCATCGCGGCTGATGCGCACCTTTGGCTTACCGTCGACCGACGAAATGTTATCCTCGTGGAACGCATGCGTCTTGCCACTCAGATCTGACTTCCAGTAGTAGATCTTGTTGGCTGCATCATAGGTGACAGAGCTGCCATCAATCACCCGGCAGTCCTGCTCGTTGCAGCAAGCCGCATCATACCAGCTGTGAGACTTTACTCCGAGCGCCGAAAGCAGAAAGCCGAACAGCGCCAGAACAATCACGAAAACGATTGCCATTCTTTCTGCGGTCATATCAGTAACCTCCGGGTGAAACTTGCCAGCAGGTGAAGCCAGCGTTGCGCCATGCCTCGACGACCTTCTCTCTGTCATCGAGGACCAGCCATTCTTTCGGGGCCAGCGGAGCGATAAACTCCTGCGCCATGCGGATCTTCAGCTCGTGATCCGGCTCGTAGTTGTCGTCTGGCCGCATCAGCACGAAATCAATCGCTATGCCATGTGTGTTTAGCCAAGCGATTGTTGCCGGCCTCCACTTTTCGTTCCGCCCGGTGCAAGCGACGATCAGCCAGTCTTGCTCTTCAAGGATGTTGACAATTTTACCAGTCAACTTCTTCGGCCTATCAAGAAAAGCCAAGGAGTGGAATTCCTCCCACTCCTTCTGCGCTGCAAGATGGTCGCGGTGCGAGCTGTCGCAGAGCGTCCCATCAAGATCCACGATCAGTCCGAATCTCTCGCTCATGCCGTCTGCCTCAATTCATCGAGGAGCTTGATGAGCTTCAGCCGCAGCTCGCTGTCACGAGCGCATTCCTCGATCAGCAGCTCCAGCTCTTTCGCTGCCTTGTCGAAGCTCCGATCAATGAACATCGCTGCCCATGGGTGCGCCTCAAGAACGCGATCATGCATCGCTGTCAGCACGTCACGATACTCGCCCTGCGTCCGCACCGATGCGCGCTTACGCTGGGTGTCGGAGAACGTGCGCAGGTCGAACTTGGCAACGATGTTGGTGTGGATGTTCGTCGGCAAGATCCCACGAGCGTCTTCCGCCTTGGCCCCATCGGCCAGCAGCTGCTTGTATGTCAGGTCGATAGACTTCATCTCCAGCTCGTAAAG